GGCTGGTGTGGTCAATATGACATTAGAAGCCGCTGGTTTGTAATGTACCTCTGTATCTGCAATAGAATCACCGAATCTATGCTTGCAGAAAACTCGTTTCTCATTGATGTGATCGGTTCCAAGTGCGGTAAATGCCTTGAATCAGAGTCGGTCAACGATGGGGAACGAGTTACTTATATAACTAACCCTTCTAAGAATATAACAAAAATTTCTTAAAATAAGTGTTGACAGATCATCTTTTGTATGGTATTATAACATCTGTTATAAAGAAAATCACAAAGGAAATATCATTATGAGTCACGAAGTAGAAACAATGGCATACGCTGGTCAAGTCCCATGGCATGGTCTTGGAGTCAAAGTAGCAGCAGATCTTACCCCCCGCCAGATGCAGAAACAAGCAGGTCTAGACTGGACAGTGGTCAAGCGACCTTCATTCGTCACCTATGACGGTGAGATGATCAACACTGGTACCAACGCCTTGTTGCGCGAGTCTGACAACCGAGTTCTCTCGCCGAGTGTGGGTGATGGTTGGGAACCTGTACAGAACACCGAAGCATTCGATTTCTTTGCTGAGTTCTGTGCTGCCGGTGACATGGAAATGCATACTGCTGGTTCTCTGAAAAACGGTGAGATCGTGTGGGTTCTTGCGAAGATCAATGAGTCCTTTGATGTTCTTGGTGAGGATAGAGTTGACAACTATATGTTGTTCTCTAACCCTCATCAGTATGGCAAGTCCCTGAACGTCCGTATGACCCCCACAAGGGTCGTTTGTAACAACACCCTCACTATGTCACTCAACGGCACCACGAACAATGAGATGAAGTTGAACCATCGTCGTACTTTCAACCCCGAAATGGTAAAACAACAGATGGGTCTTGCTCATGAGAAGTTTGAGCAGTATCGTGATGCTGCGCGGTTCATGGCGGGTAAAAATGCGTCAACCGGAGACTTAATTCAGTTCTTCAACGATGTATTTCCTGCGGCCAACACCAAGAAGAAGGAAGCAAAGGTGTATGCAGACCTCTCAACCACCGCCAAGAGCGCCTATGATGTCCTAGAGACGCAACCAGGCGCTGAGTTCGCCATGGGTTCATGGTGGAATGCTCTCAACGCTGTGACCTTTGTGACGGATCACAGAGTAGGTCGATCTGCCGATACTCGGATGACCAGCGCATGGTTTGGTGCGAATCAGGCACGTAAGTTGAAAGCAACCAACCTTGCCTTGGAATTGGCGACAACAGCATAGATGAAAAACGGGAATATAACGTATTCCCAAATTTCATGGTTCGGAGGGTTGACTTTACCCTCCGAACCTGTCATAATATGTTTTTGAAATGAGGAGTTTGCGATGTTTAAAGACTATAAAGATATCCCCGCCAAGTACCGTCGCGTCATTCTGGACGAGACCCTTGAGAAACGGATCAAGAATATACCTCTAGCCGAGTGTATTGAAATCGTAGAAGATTACATTGAGTTTGAAAAGACCAATGAATCACTTCGAAATTATGAGGTTCTTGTCTCCAGAAATGGCACTAAAGCAAAGTATGTATTTACTGAACCTGATGAAGCCCTTAGGAAGTTAGATGAAGTTATAGGGCACTTCACCAAAGATCGTGGTGTTACAGCAGTACTCAAGCAAGCGGATAGAATCATTCGTGCATATGTAAAAGGCATGTGGATCACACCCGCACCAAAAGATGTTTTACTCGTTAAGGAGAAAGTGTAATGGAAATGACTATTAGTGTTATGCAGATGTCACAATGTTCAGACGATGTGGCAATTGATCGGGTTAAATATTTTTATGGAGAGGTGCGTGATATCTATGCGGACGTTAAAAACTGTGCAGTCACCTTTGCGCGTGACTATGATCTTACTAGTGGCAAACAATCTTTGGTTGAAATGAAAGAAAACCCCGAAGGGTTGCCTTCTGCGTATATATACAGTGAAGGCAAAATAGAACATATGTTCTTCGCAACCAGACAAGGAGGGGTATTATAATGAAAGTTCAATTCGAAAATATGTGGACTGTAGGAGATGAGTTTCATTTTCTGCCCAGTTTATCTGTAGTTATTTCTGGTGGAAAATATTTCTTCTATGCGATAGAGTTTTCCTTTCTTACTCATCGGTTCATGATGTCTAAATCCCATGCTGACTAATGTGCCATCTCCCTGTATTGGGGTCTGTATGTTAGATCCGACATGGGGACAGATGTGTGTGGGTTGTCACCGATTTATTATAGAAATCAACAACTGGAGTCATTACGACGATGAAGAAAAACAACAGATTATTGACAGGATTGAAACACTTAGGGAGGAAGATACGTCCGAATATCCAGACTATAGGTGATGCTTTTGTGGTGCTTATCATAGTACTTACCGTAGTCGGCATATTTAAATTTATTACAGTGGAATATGACTCAAAATCTGAAACAATTAAAGAAACGGCGCCTCTTGAAAAGACACATGAAACAAATGAAGAACCAGAACCAGAGTATGTACCAAGCGGACCAGGAAGTACAGAGAAAACTTGGTCAAAGCAAGAAAATGAATGTCTTTCTCTTAATATATACCACGAGTCTCGTAGTGATTCTTTCGCTGGCAGGATTGCTGTTGCTGATGTAACTCTCAATAGAGTTGATAGTAATCTATTTCCTAACACCATCTGTGAAGTTGTAAAGCAAGCCAACATGCGAACGAACTGGAAAGGCAATGTGGTTCCTGTTCGTGGCATGTGTCATTTCTCATGGTTCTGTGATGGGTTGAGTGATGAACCCATGGAACTAGATGCGTATGAAGAAGCACAAATCATTGCTGAGATGTCACTCAGAGGTGGTTGGAGAGGAATCTCAGAAGGTGCTACACATTATCATGCGACTTATGTAACCCCAAACTGGATCAATGATCGTGGCATGGTGCCTGTAGGTCGCATCGGCGCACATAAATTCTATAGGTGGCATTAAGTATAAATACTATGAAATAACCTAGAGTTTTTTTCATGGCATCTATTTCGTACACAGATCTTCTTAAACGTCAAAACGTTGAAGTCTTGGTAGATCGCGTAAATGCTAAAGGCGCTCTGAGTCTAGGTAATAAAGATGGAGGCGATTTACTCCATCTAACAGGAAAAATTAAGTACGACGGTAAAGAAAGTAAAAATCCTAGCGCCGCTGAAGTTAGAATGTTTTTGGAAAATAAAAAATTAAGTGACAAATTAGAAGTTCATACCAAAGAAAAATCATATCAAGCGATTACCAGATTCTTCAAAGAAAAAGATTTTGGAGGCGTTGCTGCTAAAGCTGGCGGTCAAGGCACTGAAAGACAAGAAGAAGGTATCATCATAGAAATCCGAAAGGCTGTAAAGGCCAATGGTCCTACTAAAATCGTCGGAATACCACCGCGCTTTCTTATCGATGACGCCGCCAAGAATGAAGGGCTAAGTTCTATAGGGCAAGAGCCTTATATTGATGTCTATCTCATGACCAACAAACGCAAGAAGATCGGTTGTTCTATGAAAGGCACCTCTGCTCCCTCATTAGCTGGTGGTGGTCTGGGTGGCATGAATGTTGTTGTTCCTCACCTGCCTCCTTTAGTTTATAAAGCCATACTCAAGCACCTCAAAAAAGAAGGGCATGGGCATGATGATGTAGTGAACAACGATGATCTACCAGATTTTTATATTCAAGTACCACCTGATGATGTTGAGGCTCTATTGAAAGGCAACAAAAAGATGGGTGGACCTATAGACTATATGTACATCGGTCCTATGGATGTTACCGCTAAGATGCAAGGCAGTCAATTGAAGCTTAATGGTAACTTCTATTCAATTGATGATTATATGAGAAAAATACCCAAGTTCTATTTTCGTGTTAGAAAAAGAGATCTTGACCAAGACAATATGGTTAAGATAGACTACAAAAATAAGAACAAAGAAGGGTTTCCAAAGGTGTTTGTTTCACCTAGAACAGGTAAAAATAATTTAAGAATCGTAATTGTAGATAAAGTGCCTGGTACGGGTAAGTTATTAAAGCTATAAGGAACAATAATGTTATCGTTAAATGATTTCATAACAGAACAGAAGAACACTCACATGACCCACATTGAGGACAAGGTTCTCTACGGTGGGGTTAACGGTACACGCCAAGCAATCTTTGCTCTACGTGATATGCGTGATATGTTAGGTGGGCATGGTGGTTCTGTGTCTGTCAAGTGGGACGGTGCTCCTGCGGTATTCGCTGGAACAGATCCCAGTGACGGCAAGTTCTTTGTAGCAAAGAAAGGTATCTTCAATAAGAATCCCAAGGTCTACAAGACTAAAGAAGATATTGACAATGACACCTCTGGTGATCTCAATAAGAAGCTACAACTAGCCCTTACGCATCTACCCGCGCTTGGTATCAAAGGTGTCATTCAGGGAGACTTTCTGTTCGATCAATCTGAACTAAAGACTAAGACGATTGATGGGCAGAAGTATGTAACCTTTCATCCTAATACAATCGTCTATGCTATACCTGAAACCCAAGCTGGAGCTGTCAAGAAAGCAAAGATGGGCATCGTGTGGCACACCACGTACACTGGCAGCACCTTTGAGTCTATGAGTGCATCGTTTGGTGTTGATGTGTCTAAACTAAACAAGTCTAGTGCGGTGTGGTCACAAGATGCATTTTTACGTGATCTTACGTCTGCTACTATGACTAAACGGGAGACCGCAGATGTTAACAAAACTTTATCGCAAATTGGAGTTCTTTTCAATTCTATTAGCGGGTCGACATTACGAACACTGGAAGGAAACCAAAACCTCGCACAACACATTGAACAATTCAATAACACCTACGTCCGAGCAGGGCAAATCATCGGAAACAGCAAAGCCCACACAGCAAAGTTAATCAAATGGATTACCGCCAAATATCAGAAAGAGATTGATGCTAGAAAGAGTGATAAAGGTAAGAGCACCCAGAAAGCCAAACTAGATGCCCTGTTAGTGTTCTTTTCTGACTCTAACAAAGAAAATTTAGCTAGGATGTTTGAATTACAGAAATTGATCGTACTTGCAAAATTAAAACTTATAAATAAACTTAATCGTTTGCAAAACGTAGACACTTTTGTCAAGACCAGAAAAGGTTATAAAGTGACAGGTGCCGAAGGATACGTTGCAATCGATAAACTTGGTGGTGAT